TATGATAAATACAATGATGAATATCGTTGGATTGGAGCGGCTGGTCATACTGCAGGATTATGTGCTAATACAGACAATGTAGCTGATGCTTGGTTCTCACCTGCTGGTGTAAACCGTGGTCAGATTCTAGGTATTACTAAGTTGGCGTTCAACCCTAAGAAAGCTGATAGAGATTCTTTGTATAAAGCAAGAGTCAACCCTATCGTTTCTCTGCCGGGCCAAGGTACTATGTTATTCGGTGATAAAACACTGCTTAGCAGACCATCTGCTTTCGATAGAATTAACGTGCGTAGACTGTTTATAGTCCTTGAAAAGGCTATTTCAACTGCAGCCAAAGCTCAACTCTTTGAATTCAATGATGAATTTACTAGAGCTCAATTTAGAAATATTATTGAGCCCTTCTTGAGAGATGTTAAAGGCCGCAGAGGAGTTACAGACTTCTCAGTTATATGTGATACTACTAACAATACAGGTCAAGTGATTGATACTAATGGTTTTGTTGCTGATATTTATATCAAGCCTGCAAGATCCATTAACTTCATTACTTTAAACTTTGTAGCAACAAGAACCGGTGTAGATTTCTCTGAAATCTCCGGCGTTTAAGGAGAGAAATAATGGCAATTTTAGGCGTAGACGATTTTAAATCGAAACTAGTTGGTGGCGGTGCACGCGCTAACATGTTTAAAGTAACATGCAACTTTCCCTCTTATGCCCAAGGCGATGTTGAGCTAACTTCATTTTTATGTAAAGGTGCTACGATACCCGCATCAATTATTGCACCTATCATGGTACCTTTCCGTGGTAGACAGTTGCAAATAGCTGGTGATAGGACGTTTGAACCATGGACTCTTACAATTATCAATGATTCTAGCTACAGTGTTCGTGGGTCGTTTGAGAGATGGATGGATGGTATTAACCAACATGCTAATAACACTGGCCTTAGCAATCCAGTTGATTACCAAGCTGATATGATTGTTGAACAATTAGACAAGCAAGGTAATGTAACTAAAAAGTATGACCTTAGAGGAACATTCCCTACTAATCTGAGTACTATAGACCTTAGCTATGAAACCGAGAATACAATCGAGGAATTCACAGTTGAGCTACAAGTTCAGTATTGGGAGTCAGATACTACATCATAATTTGGTGTATAAATAATAATAGAAGGAGGGGTTTTGCCCCTCCCGACATTATTAGAGGATAAGACATGGCTGAATTTTTTGGATTTGAGATAAAGAAGAAAGGTGAGGAACCTATACGGCCCTCATTTGTACCCGAAACTGACGAGGACGGAACTGGTGTAATCACCACCGGCGGTCACTTTGGTGCGTATTTGGATTTGGATGGTGATAAATCCAAGAACGAAATAGAACTAATTTTAAAGTATAGAGACGTTGCTGCTCAACCAGAATGCGATGCCGCGGTTGAAGACATTGTCAATGAAGCTATCATAGGCGACAATGATGAATCACCTGTCAATTTAGTTTTAGATCAACTTGATATCTCAGACAAGATTAAAGATACTGTGAGAGAAGAGTTTGAAGAGATTCTATCATTATTGAATTTCAATTCCCATGCTCATGATATATTCAGAAAGTGGTACATAGATGGTAGACTACCTTATCACATCATTATTGATGATAAGAAACCATTGCAAGGTATTAAAGAATTACGATACATTGACCCTACTAAACTTAGGAAGGTTAAAGAAATCGAAGAAAAGAAAGACCCTAAAACAGGTGCAACGATCATCGTCAATCAACAGGAATACTTCTTGTTTCAAGACGAAGGAATGGCAGCTGGTGGGCAAGGTGTTCGGATACACCCCGATTCTATCATGTATTCAACATCGGGTATGTTAGACCCAACTAGAAAACGAATTTTATCATATCTGCAGAAGGCTATTAAGCCAGTTAATCAGTTAAGGATGATGGAAGACTCGTTGGTAATCTACAGAATAAGTAGAGCACCAGAGCGAAGAATCTTTTATATTGACGTGGGTAACTTACCTAAGGGTAAAGCAGAAGAATATTTAAAAGGCATTATGAATCAGTATAGAAATAAACTGGTATATGATGCTTCTACTGGTGACATTAAAGATGATCGTAAGCATATGTCAATGCTGGAAGATTTCTTCTTGCCGCGTAGAGAAGGTGGTAGGGGTACAGAAATCACTACATTGCCTGGTGGCGAAAACCTAGGTCAGATAGATGATATCATATACTTCCAAAAGAAGCTATACAAGTCTCTCAATGTTCCTGCTCAAAGATTGGAGTCGGAGAACACATTCTCCTTAGGTAGAAGCACTGAAATATCACGTGATGAGATTAAGTTTAAGAAGTTTATTGATAGATTACGGAAGAGATTCTCTGATACATTCATGCAGCTACTTAAAACACAACTATTACTGAAAGGTATTATCACTAAAGAAGATTGGCACGATTGGAAGAGTTATATTGCGTTTGATTATATCGAAGATAACTATTTTGCCGAGCTAAAAGAAACTGAGATCGTAAGAGAACGGTTTGAAATGTTAGCTTCAGTAGATGAATACGTGGGTAAGTATATATCTAATGAATGGGTAAGAAAGAGTATTCTACGTCAAACTGATGATGATATCAAAGATATGCAGAAACAGATTGAAGCTGAGAAAAAAGCTGGTGAGCTTGATGCGCCAGAAGATGACGATCCTAGGTGGGATGATTAAGCCAGAAGGATCATTTTGTATAAATATATAAGGAGAACATACAATGACAATAGAAAATTTAGTGGATAGTTTAAAGGGCGGTGATAACGTACAAGCTCAAAAAGACTTTGAAGGACTAATGTCAAGTAAAATGCAAACTGCCCTAGATGCAAAAAAGATTGATATCGCATCTCAGATAGGTAAAGCTTCTACAGAAGAGGAATAACAATGCAATCATTTGCAGAACTCCGAGAGAAGTTTACACTTGGTTCCGGCGAAAAACAGGTTAATGCTTTTAAGGGTGGTAAATCTAAGAAGGTAGACATTGTCATATCCCAGAAGGGATCAAAGTACATTGTATATATTAACGGCGATAAGCTAGATGATAGCTTTAAGTCGCCTAAAGATGCAGAAAAATCTGCAAATGATTTTATAAAATTAATGGGAGAAGAACTAGAATGAGACTGATTAGTGAGTATCATGATAGTGACCTTGAAGTTATAACTGAGGCCAAAAAAGACGGCACAAAGAGTTATTTCATTGAGGGTGTTTTCATGCAAGCCGATTCTAAAAATAGGAACGGCAGAATATACGAGAAGCGCATTTTAGAAAGTGCTGTGAATAAGTATGTAAAAGAACAGGTAAGTACTGGTCGAGCAGTGGGTGAATTAAATCACCCCGAAGGTCCGACCATTAACTTAGATAAAGTTTCACACAAAATTACTGAACTTCGTTTTGAAGGTAGTAATGTTGTAGGAAAAGCATCAATTCTTAATACCCCTATGGGCAAGATCGTTGAAGGTCTTCTTGAAGGTGGAGTTAAGCTTGGTGTATCAAGTCGTGGTATGGGAACTCTTGTGAACAAGAAAGGAACGTCGTATGTGGGAGATGACTTTATGTTATCCACTGTAGATATAGTCCAAGACCCTTCCGCTCCAGAGGCTTTTGTCAATGGAATCATGGAAGGTGTTGAATGGATATGGGAAAACGGTATTCTTTGTCCACAAGAAATTGAAAAAATTGAGACTGAAATAAGGGAAGCTCGAGGTATGCGTTCGTCGGATATTGAGATTAAAGCTTTTAAGAATTTCCTCTCTAAACTTGTAAATTCTTAATAGGAGAATACAAAAATGTCAAAAGACGAAAATAAACTAGATGAAACTCTAGTAGGTCTAGAAGACATATCAGAAAATGCTGAAGAGCTTGAGAACGAGCTCGTTGAAGACCAACAAGTTGAAGACGAAGAAGTTCTTGATGAAGCTAAAGGTAAAGTGAAGGAAGACGAGTCTGAGGAAGACGATGCAGAAGATGAAGCTGAAGATGACGAAGAAGTCAAAGAAGCTGCACCTACTACACCGAAAACCAAAGCTGGTGTAATTCAAGCTGCCGTTGATATGTTGAAAGCTGCTAGAAAAGAAGACGCGCAAAAGATGTTTGCAAAGATGACTGCTGTAAGCGAAACCGATGATAAAGACGAAGACGATGATGAAGAGTCTAAAGCTGAATCAAAGGCCAAAGCTAAGGTTGAATCTGTAGACTTTGAAGAAGATTTGGATGCAATGATTGCAGAAGAAGCTACTTTATCTGATGCATTTAGAGGAAAGGCTGGAGCGATTTTTGAAGCTGTACTTACTAGTAAGTTAGCTCATGAAGTTGAAAGGCTAGAAACTGAATACGCGCAGAACTTAGAAGAAGAAGTATCCGATGTTAAAGGTGAATTAGTTGAGAAGGTTGATTCCTACTTGAACTATGTAGTCTCTAACTGGATGAAAGAAAATGAAGTTGCAGTAACAGAAGGTCTTAGGACTGAAATTGCTAATGAATTCATGACTTCGCTTCAATCAGTGTTCAAAGAACATTACATCGAAGTTCCAGAAGGTAAGGTTGACCTAGTAGACGAACTGTCTTCACAGGTTGCTGAACTTGAAGAAACTTTAAACAAAACCACAGAAGATAATATCCAACTACATGAGTCTGTTCAGACTTTAGAAAGATCAGAAGTAGTTAGAGAACAATCTTCGGGACTTGCTCACACAGAAGCTGAAAAACTATCTTCTTTAGTTGAAGACATTGAGTTCGATAACAAAGATAACTTTGAAATGAAAGTTAAAGTTGTTAGAGAATCTTACTTTACTAAAGATATTAGCGAATCAGTGGACGAGGCATCTGCCGTAGTAGGGAATGATTCAGCACCAGTTGCTGTAAATTCTGACTCTATGTCTAGATACTCACAAGCTATCTCAAACTATAACAAATAATCTTAACAGGGGAAACATAAAATGTTTAACACAGATTCAAACTTAATTGAAAAATGGAACCCAGTACTAGAGCACGCTGAAGTGCCTTCTATTACTGATAAGCACAAGAAGGCTACTGTAGCTCGCTTGTTGGAAAACCAAGAAATGTCTTTGAGAGAAGACCAAAGAAGCAGCCAAGGAAATATGATTTCTGAAGCAGCTGCTGCTAACAACATCGGTGCTGCTGCACTCGGTACTTTTGATCCCGTTCTTATCTCTTTGGTAAGACGTGCAATGCCT